TCCTCTGCAAGCGTGAAGCGTTCCTGACGTGCAAATAAGTTTTGTGAATCATCAAAAAGCGCCCTGCGCTGTGCTTCAGAGAGTCGTCCATAATCATTTGGAAACTTCGCAAGTAGGATTGCATCAGCACCATCAGTACCCTCAAATATCGTTGGAACAACATCAACCACGTTTCCAGATGTATCGGTTGTGCGTTGTCCCTGTGCAGAAAAAACTCCTGTGTTGAAGAGGTTGACAATCTGCTCTTTCAGGGATGCCTGTTGTGCAGTCCCTTCATAGGTTGCAAGTTTCTTTGCCGATGCAAATGCAGTTGCAATCTCAGACTCAGGAAGATCAGGAATATCTGCAAACATTGTTGGAGTCTCCAACTTCATAATCTCAAGATCTGCATCGGATGCAATCGCTTCAAACTTCGTTTTCAGTAAATTCCGTTGTGCAGTAATCTGTACATTTGCAGCATCTGCTGCTGCCTGAGTTGCATGCTCCCTTCCCAAATCATCGTAATACTTTGGAGGAGGAGGAGGAGGAGGAGGAGGAGGAGTGCCAGAAGACGACTGATCGGCGAGTTGCTGCTGCTGTAACTGGTATTTTAGTGCCTCTGCTGGATCAGTGCTGAATGCTGATGGTGGTGGAGGAGGCAAGTCTGCCATTGTTTCTTCATCCTTCACCTCGTCATCTAAGTCTCGAATCTGCTGGAGTAGCTGATCTGTTTCATTAGGGTCATATTCATAACTCTTGATCGGTCCTTGTCCCACGCCAAGACCCTGTGTTCCTGCAATCGGTTCTCCTGAGCCTCCTAGTGC